GGGAGAATTCCACGACATTTTCTTTTTACCGCCCGTTTCTTCTCCCTCTCCTTGGGGGAGGGTCAGGGTGGGGTTCCTTCTCTCCCCTACAGGCATAGCGTATTTCTCTGCGAAATATGCCGGGTCAACGTCATAGCGGTCGGCAATCATCGACTCATAGGCCACCTGCTGCTCGGGCGTATAGTCAATAGCATCGTTCCAATCGAAGCGACAGCCTGCAAGTGGGAACTTATGTGCCACCATGCGCGGCAGCAGCTGGTTGTTGATGACGTCACGCAGCATGTCGGCATCACCCTCTACGAGGTTCTGCAACACCTGAAGGTGCGTTTGACTCTGCGACAGCGAAGAGCCGTCCTCAATGGTCATTGTCTGCCCGATGATGAGTTTTGAGATTTCGGAGTTGGCCCTGCTGACGCGCTCGTTATACACATGATAGGCATCGGCCTTCGTGGACTCGACGAACTCAAGTTCAGTATCAAGCGGCATCACGGCCGTCTGTGACGCACCCGCATCAATGAGCATCCTGTGGAGCCTGTCAATCTCCTTCTTGTCACGCGAAGAGGTTTTTGCGATGCGCATGGGCATACCGAAAATTTCCCCGAACGTATCCCAGAACGCGAGCATGTTTTTCTTCGGTATGGTGTGCAGCGTAGCTTTCAGGAGCAGTCCGAGGTCGTAAGGCTTGCCCGCCTCGATGAGCGAAGGGGCCACAGCCGGCGAATGGTAGTCTATGCCTGCACGCCAGTCCTGTCCGAGCTGCATGATGACGCGACTGTATTCAGGAATGACGTGCTTGCGGGGAATGAGCCTCACGCAGTCGTAGGTCATGGCAGCCGTTCCCGTGCCGATGATATCGCCCAGTTCAATGAGCGAATGCCCCCAATAGCGAGAATCAAGTACATACTGACAAAAGTCCTTGAACCACGCGTGGTCGAAGTAGTCGAGCAGTTCAGGTTCGTCCTCTCCTTTGTCATCTACAATCTTGAAGGACTTTGCCATGACGAAGCCCTCGCGCTGCCGGATACACCCTGATAAATGCCCGTCGGCATCGGTGTCGCGGTAGATGTCGTAGAGCGGACTGCGGTTGGGATTGTCAATGTTGATAGCTGCCTGCCATGCACGCCGCCAGTCGGCGATATCCTTGCGCGTGAGGGCATCGGTAGTCTGCTGCAGCTGCATGATGACATGTTTTACGCGCGCCTTGTCATCGTCCTTGGCAAGGTTGAAGGTGCCGTAAGGCGTGCGGAGTATGCGGTCGTTGTCACGGCCACGAAGCGAGGAAAAAATATCTCTGATATTCATAGGAATTACTTTAATGGGTTATTACCAGTTGTGTCTGAGGGGGTTCTGCGAATGCCACACTACGCCCGTCCCGGAAGGTTCGCCCGTGTCGGCATCCGTGGCCACGGGAAGCGCGGGAATAATCTTTCCCGCCTGTACACCCTCAAGCCATTTAATCGCCCGCTCATAGCGTTCCTTTCGGATTTCACTGCCCATCTTCTGCGGCATGGCGGCCGTCATGTGATACAGGGCGATGTCGCAGGCATACATCACGATGAGCCGGTTACGGTTATCACCTTCGGCTTTGAATGCTGCCTCGGTGTCGTATACAGGGCGCAGATAGCCTGCTATCTCCTCCATGGCCTCGCGCTCGGCACCTGCCCGTATCTCGGCCGATGTCTGCGAAACAACTTTTAAAGCGGCTTCTCCGATTACTACCCGGTAGTCTTCATCTGTTACAAACATAAGCTACAATGTTATATATAATGCTTTACGTTCGATGTCGGCGGCGGTCATTCCTTTTCTGAATACTCCGCCGGCAACGAACTTTTTGATATCCTGTTTGGAAATGACCTCAAGTCTTCCCTTGATTACGATGATCATGTACTTGCGGTGCGTAATGTGACGCAGATAGTCTGCTTTCCTGACCGCACGCTTGAACTTCCAAGCGAAAATGATGTCTTTGATTAATTTTTTCATTTTACCAACTGTTTTTTGAGGTTTGTCTTTTGCTGAATTGTGGTTGAAAACTCTCCTGCCGCGTGGTGCGCTGCAACTGCCAGATTGCGCCTTCGTCTGCGTCGGGGGCATCGTCATTGCCGCTCATACCTTTTTCGAAGGCCAGCGTCTGCGCAATGCCCGCCTGCATGTCCGGGTCATCCTTTTGCGAAAGGTCATAATAGACAAAACCGCGTTCCCATAGCGGGCTGATAGCTTCCACACGCTGGAATTTGTCTGGCTTCTTGCGCTTATCACCCGTGATGGGTAGCTGATAGCCGCGCAGATTGCCCTCGATAGTGAAATCGTCGAGTATGATGTCCTGCATGAAGCTGGCCTCCATCATGAAGCGGATAGGGATATTTTTTTCAAGACTCCACTCGTAAAGGTCGTAGCACCAGCGTACGAGTTCTGCCACAGATGCTTTCCTGACAAAGGCCCGCAAGTGCCACAGCTGTGACTTATACTTTCCCCACAGTTTTGCCGCCTTGGTGTCGTTTGTTTTCTTCGATTTCCATGACGGGTCTATGTAGAGCACGAGTTCGTCAAAGTCGCGCCATGCCGGGTGCTTGGCATATTTAATCCATTCCTGCTTGAAGACCGTACCTTCAGTGATGGGGTTGTGCATCATTTCCTTTTCCCATGCGCGGTAGCCCACGAACTCAGCATAAGTACGGGCCTCCTCTTTTGTCCACTTTTCGCGCCATGTAGGGTTGCCTTCACTGTCGACGGCCTTCACCTCAGACACATGTACGCCTTTGGTCTTGCAGATGTCAGCCAGTACCGAGGTCTTTGAGATAAGGTTTCCCACCATGATAAAGCGTCCACGGCCTACGTCAAGTGCACCGAAAAGGGCTTCCTTCACCCAGTCCGTCATCTCGCGCACGCGGCGTGGGTTACGGCAAAGTTCATCATCATCGAGGTCGTCGATGACGATATAGTCCGGGCGTGACTCACGCTTTCTCAAACCACGCGGTGACTGCCCACGTCCACACGCCAGGAAATGCACTCCGTCCTTAGTGGTGAACTCCCCTTCTGTCCAGTCGCCCATTGACATCTGTTTTCCATAATCGGCGATGATACGCTTGTTGTATTGGAGCTCCGCCTGAATGTCACCAAGGAGTCGGTTTGCACTGTCCTCGGACTTGCCGACAACGACCATGAAGTCAATCAGGCGTTTAGGCTGGAACATCAGCCACAACGGTGTAAAAATGTCCATATGCGTGGACTTAGCGTGTCCACGCGGCCACTTAAACACCGCTTTTAAATTAGGCGTGTTCTTCACTTTCAGTGCAGCAGCATTGTGAAAGGGTGCATTGTGTACGATGCGCACGACTTCACCAGTGACTTTGTCACGCTGTTGCAGGAAATGCGGGAAATAATACTCGCAAAAGGCGGCATAGTCCTTTTGCAGTCTGTGGATACGCCGCTCTTTCTCAACGGCCGTCTCGCGGACGAGGCTCTTCGTGTCTGTGATGCTCTGTATCTGCCGGCAGTGTTCCTGCCACTCCAGCTGCATCTGTTTGAGTTCTGCAATCGTAGCCATACTTGTTGTGTATTATAATGTAGACGGGTTCTGCATACGCTCCATGAGGAACTTATTCTGATACTTGTTAATCGCCTTGATGAGTTCGGGGGTAATCTCCGGGTCGTAGGAGGCTTGGTCCTGTATCCACCGGTTAAATGCCATAAACACTTCTATAGCGTCGATGACATTTGCCTTCTTATCAAGTTTCTCAATTGTTGATGAGAGCTTGGACAGCTTGTCAGCTAATGAACCGACAAGTGTAGGATCATTCGATTTATTCACATTCTCTATCATTCCGTCAATGGTGAGCAAGAGTTTGTTCACTAATTCAGGACGCGAGATATTCTTTGCGGCACGCGCTTCCTTCCACCCCTCGCTATTCACCCACCTTGAGATGGTTATACGCGAGACTTCTACCTTTTCGGCAATCTCATTCTGCTCCATTCCCGAGAGATAGAGTGACCGGGCGAGCGATTTTTTCTTTTCAGTTTCTTTTGTCATTTCGCTATAATAATGTTTGAATTATGCCTGCAAAATTGGTCTAAAATATTGACACTTAAAAGAAAGTGTGCAATGCTTGCATACTATACTGCAATGCTTGCACTGTTATTTGCTCTGCTGTGGATTAACTTGTAATATTGCAGCATCAAATTTTACAAAACAATGGGAAAAAGAGTAAGAATTTCTAATGAAAGCCTGAACTGCTACGGCTTTCGCGTACTGACAGCAGGCATTGATGTGGAACAGTACAAGCGAAACCCCGTACTTTTATATATGCATGAGCGCGGCAATGTGGTGGGCTACGTGAAAGACCCGAAGGTGGAGAATGATGAGATAACGGGAGAACTGATGTTCGACTGCGCTTCGGAACAGAGTGAGCGCTGTCAGAAGCAGTTCGAGTTCGGCAGCCTTCGAATGGTCAGTGCAGGGCTTGAGATTATTGAGACCAGCGAAGACCCTACAATGCTTGTACCCGGACAGACTCGTCCGACGATTACGAAGAGTCGCCTCATCGAGGTGAGCGTGGCCGATGTGGGGGCCAATGACGATGCAATCGTACTGGAAAAAGACGGGAAGCGGATAACTTTAAGTAAGGACGGAACCTGCGGGCTCCCCCTTATCAATCAAAATAACAATCAAAATCAAGAAGACATGGAACAGAAAGTCATTGCCCTGCAGTTGGGGCTGCCGGAAACGGCAACGGAGAAAGAGATTAACGAGAAGCTGGCACAGCTGACGGCCGTGCAGCAGGAAAACGACACCTTAAAGGCGGAGGCACAGAAGCTCACAGAAGCGCGTATTGCGCAGTTGGTTGACAATGCTATCGCTGAAAAGCGTCTTGACGCGCAGCATAAGGAACAGTTTGTGGAGCTGGGCAAGAAGATCGGTACCGAGGAGTTGGAAAACACCTTGCAGGCTATGAAGCCACAGGTGAAGCTGTCTTCAATGCTTGGGCATCATGGAAGTGCCCCTGTATCAGATAGTGAAAAGACCTACACGAAACTCAGTGAAGTACCGGCTGG